CTGGCGCCATTCTTCACGCGCAGGGACAAAGTACTGCCGATCGACATACCAGTGACGTCGAGCGATGCACTGACGCCACCGGCTACGGGGGCCGCCCTAGTCCCGCCCGGCGCCACCAGCGCCAGTGCGAACAGGCTCTTTACTTCCTTGGTCTGCGCCATTTACTTTTCCGTCCCGTCAGGGTTGTACATTGCAAGCGCTACCTGTTCCTGCGTGACGATGACGGGCTGCAAGGCCAGCGCCTTAATGGTCTGGCCCTGCGCCTCAGTCAACACCTCGCTTGCCACCAGCTGGTCGACCATGCGCTGGGTGTAGGGGTCACCGATGTCCAGCCCAGCTTCCTGGCCTAGGAAGCGCATGGCCCAGGCCACGGCTGGATTCGCGGTAGCTCCCTCGAGCGCCTGCAGGATGTCGACGCCACCGGCGCAATTGGCCATGATCGCGCGCGCGGTCACGAAGCGCTGCTGCGGCGCCTGCAGCCCTTCAGCGTTCAGCGCCGCGGCCAGCGCGGTGATGTCGCGCGCAGCACGCAGCCCGACCAGGTCGGGGCGTGCGAGGATTCGGCTGCGGATGTCCATCACTGTGGCTGGTTGCTGGTGTAGCTCAGTGCCGGGAAATTGATCCCGTTACCGGACGTAACCGGCATGTCGGTACTTTCGTCGGTCACGTACAGGACGCGCTGAGTGGTGGTATCGACCCAGGCAAAGCCGAGGTCAGCACCCACAACGGTAGCGGTGGCCGTGCTGCTTTTGGCAGCGCTGGTCACACGGCGGTTGCCATCGCCGACTGTCGACAAGACGAAGTCGGCCGGCGCCATGGCAGCCTCGGCCAGCTTGTTGCCCATGACGGTCGCGTAGCTGTCACCTTTGGCGTAGGCCGAGATCAGGACGATGCGATTGGTATTGTTCTTCAGGGAAGCGGGGCCACCATCGAGTGTGTCGGGGTGAGCCCATTTTTGGATGGTCATGCGTTATTCCTTCGTGGTGTTGGTTTGTTGTTCAGCAGTGGGGGTGGGCATGTTGCCGCGTTGCAGGAAGAGCATCGTGTCCAGGATGCCAAGCGACTTCAGCTTGTCGAAGTCGGACTTCCATTCGGCAAAGACGACGTCCGGGTCATAGCCGCGCTGTCGGAGCTTTTCGCTCAGGGTCGACAGGCCGGCCGCGATCTCGGCCTGGTCCGCCTTCACGTCCTGCTCGGGATTGACGTAGTCCCATTTCGGCGGGCTGAAGTCGACCGCCATGTCGCGCCCACGGATCTTTCCGGCCAAGTAGGCGGCTTCGATGAACGCCTGGTGGATTGGGACCAGCAGCTTGGGGATCAGGACCAGCCACTGCATTTGCTGGACCTCACGCCGGAAGTCGAGACCGCGCACGCGCGCGCTGCTGAAGTTCACGCCGCTCATGTCGCCGGTCACCATCTCATAGGGGACGCCCAGGCCGGTGGCAATGATGTGCACCTGGTACTTCACGTACTCGACGTAGCCCGGTGCCGCCTTCGGCTCGACAACGGTGAAATTCATCCCGGGAGGCATGCCCACGATACCGCCGCCGCCCAGCTCGCCCAGGTCGCGTACGCCACCGCCCTGCTCCGGCGCGGCCCCACCAAGCGACGCTGGATTTTCCATGCCAGACATATCGCCGCTGGCCAGCACGCTCAGGCGCGTTTCCAGGTTCTTGCGCGCCAGTTCGGCATCCTCGTACAGCTGCAAGTCGCGCACGCGCGCGATTACGGGCGCAAAGCGGGTGAAGCCGCGGCCTTGGCCTGGGCGCTCAGGGTTGTACAGGTGGATGATGAACTGGGCGGAGACGCGGGTGCTTTGCGTCTTGCGACCGCGAACTGTGTTCGCATCGCCTGGGTGCTGGTCCCACAGGTAGTACGCGGCGACTGCTCCCAGCGCGTCGTACTCGATGCCGTTGATGATCTGGTTGTTTCCGTTCGTGCCGGTGCGGGTGTCGTCCAGCCAGTCGATCTCGAGCAGCTGCAGCTGCAGCGGCACGGGCAGGCCATCCGTCTGGCGGCGCGGACGCAGCCGCACCAGCACTTCGCCGTCCTGCTCCATCGCGGCATACGCCGCCTTCTCCATGCCGAAGTAGTCGTAGCGGCCGTCCGCATCACAGACCTTGCTCCAGGGGGAGAACAGCTTGTTGATCGTGTCCTTTTCCTGGCCGGTCGCGCGCGGCACGATGCCGGTACCAACGGTGGCCGTGGCCAGGCCTTTGAGCGCCGCACAGCAGTAGGGAACGTTCTGCACCAGGGCGCGTGCTTTGACGCGAAGCGTCTTGGCGTCGGCCTGGTGGTCTGCGTTCGCACTCGCGCCAGCGCGCCTTGGACGCCAGGTGTCGCGCGGACTCGCGGCCTCGTACGCGCGCTCCAGCTGCTTGCGGGCGAAGTGCCGCGCAATGCCTGCGTGCGGGTTGACCCAGCCGACGATCCGGTCGATCAGGTTCGGCATCAGTCGCCCCGCGAGGTGGTGAAGCCGAAGCGGAAGACGCTCGGCCCGCGGTTGCTGCCAGCGGCGTTGACCACCGTGGCGACGTGCTTGCGCGCTTCGATCAGCGCCGCGGTGGATTGATAGGTGATTTTGCGCCCGCCGAATTCCACCGCCAGCGTGCCGGAAGCGATTGCGGAGTCGAGCGCGTCAAGGTCAGATTGAGTAAGGGCCATGCCGCCAAGGGTAGCGGCATGGCTGTCTCAGTTCTCGGAAAAATGAGACACTTTATTTCAGCATCAGTCAGCCACGCGCCTCTCGCCCTGCATCATCTTCAAGTACTCGAAAGCGCCAGTACCTGTCGGGCTTTACCCATACAACATTTTCTCGGGTCAACGCGAGGAAGGAGTCGAGGATGCCGCGTCCAAGAACGACATTGCCGTCGGCATTCTCGCGTAGAAGCGGCTCCCCGCCGCTATACAATGCCATGTCTACGACGTCGTCCTGATAAACACAACCTTCACGCTCGATCTTACCGAGCATCCATTGTGCTACCTGCTGAGGACTCATGCTTGAGAAGTTGGACCCGACGAGCCTGGTGCCGGGACCTTAACTGGCACTGCTGCGTGCTTCAGCGAGTCGACAGGGAACTCCCCCTGCTCAAGTTTTTTCCCTGCAAACCACTGACACCAGACGCGGCTATTGGCACTGGGCCCTTTAACGGTCATGACTGGCCCACCCGAAATGAGCTCGACGGTAGCTCCGATACTGAAAGTCGCCATGGAGAGATCTCCTAGTTGTAGATGAGTTATGAATATTGCGCTAACGAAATCGCTTTTCAAGAGGTCTACGGTATATTTTTATACAACTATTTCTTGTTGCCATCTTGCTTGATAATGCGATACACCGTGGCCCGCCCGATGTTCAGCCGGCGCGCCACCTCGGTCGCGTTGCGGCCGTTGAACATGCTCAGCACCTCCTTCGTCAGCTGCTCACGTGCCGCCTGAGAACGCCGGGGGATGTAGATCTCGACGCCGCTAAATTCCCGGCGTACCTCGGCCTTCAGCTCGGCCGCACGTTCGGCAAAGTCCGGAAACTCGGCCTGGATGAAGGCGAAGATGGCGTCGACCAGGTCGGGGTTACCGAGGATCTCGTCCGCTACCACTGTCGGCCTACCGGCCGGCGCGGCATGCTGGGGGTCGACGTGGGTTTCGTGGGTGGCGTCCATGGTTCGGGTCTCGGTTGTTCTGCTGTGGTGGGTGGTGCTGTTGTCGCTGTTGTTGGTGCCGGAATCTCATCGCCGGCCGGCGCCGGCGGCTGTTCGAACAGGTCAGGCGTATCGGGGTCGACGAAGTCTCGCAATGTCTTCCATTGCGCCGGCGTCTTCTTGTGCAGCCCGAGGTACTGTGCGCACGCCAGGCCATACACCATCAAGTCGCCAGCCTCGTTGCGGTCTGCTTTTTTCTTTTCCCAGATCCGCACCTTGCGCCCGCGCTTGAACGCAGTGACGCAATATTCGGCGGTCAGCTGCTGGTAGTACTCGGCCGGCAGGTCACTCGGGAAGTGGATAGCGCCCGGACCACTGGTAAGGTGATAGCGCGCGGCCAGGTAGTCCTTCGCCGTGTCGGTACCAATCAGCCAAAGCTTGACGCCATGGGGCATGACCTTGCCCTGCCAGTTCACATCGACCAGTGAGGGTTTCGTGCCGAGGATCGGCTTGTTCGGCGTCGAGTGTCCCTTGATGGCATAGATGTGCCGGTGCTGGCGGGTGCGCGTGAAGTTGTAGACGTCATGCGTGTTGGCGCCGCCCGAGTCGATGAACGTTGCGGCGATCGAGAGCATGCGGCCGCCGGCGTGGCGGTACCGGCCGAGCAGCGCCTGGTCGAGCTTGTCCTGGGCGGCCTGCTCAGATGGCGAGCCTTCGATCACCTGGTAATCGATTACCCATTTTTCCATACCCTCGCCCCAGGCCAGCACCTTCAGCTCGAAGCGGTCCGGCTGGGTGTCGACGCTACCGGTCAGCACCAGGCCGCCCTTTGGCACGGTGCCCATCTTGTAGGCTTCGGCCCGGGCTTGCAGCTCGCCGGCTTTGGTCTGTTCTTTCTTGCGTTCCCAGCAACGCGCCAGACGCGTGTTGTAGAACGTGATCATCAGCTCCTCGCTACCCTCATCGAGCTTGGCCCGGGCTGCGCGGTATTCGCGCAGCAGTGCAATCCAGGGCAGCCAGCCGTAGGGAGCGAACATCGCGTTGATCGTGAAGCTAACGGTCTCGCCATCACCGGGCACACCGTCCGACCACAGACCGTTCGCGAACATGCGGTTCTTGTCGGTCTCCACCATGAAGGCGCCGCAGTCGACACAGGGGTAGATGGCCTGGCCATCGTCGTCCTGCTGCAGGCGCTCGAACACCAGGGGCTGCGCGTGGCCACAATGTACGCACTCGGCCAGCGCCTCCTGCTGCGTGCCCTGCAGGTACAGCGATTCGATGATCGACTGCCCGGTGATCGTGGGTGAACTGGGGAAGTAGCTCTTGCGGTTGCGCTCGAAGGTGGTCTGGCGCGCCTTGGCCAACGCGACCGGGTCGCCCTCGCCGTTGACGTTTGCCTCGGCACGGTCGACCTCGTCGAACAGCACCCGGCGCGCCGGGATTTCGGAAAGGTTGGCGGCGGCGCCGGCGGTGACGATGTGCAGCGAACCGCCGATGTATTCCTTCGTGTCGAGCGTGTTGACCGAGTCGCGCGAACGTGGCGCCGCCACGCGCTCGCGCACCTCCGGTACCGCAGCAATGGTCTTGCTCACCCGCGCGCTCGTACGCTTGGCCAGCTTCCCGGTTGGCAGAATCCACAGGAAGTTCGCCGGCGACTGGTGCACCGTCGAGCAGAACCAGTTCAAGCCCACCTGGGTCTTGAGCATCTGCGACGCGCCCATCAGTGCGACGGTCTTGCATGGGTGGTTGTCCGACAGAGCCACCATCACCTCGCGCGCGTGCGGCGTGCGCGAGGTGCGGTACTTGCCTGCCTCGTTCGCGCCGGACTCTTTCGGGATGATCATGTAGCGGTCGGCCCAGGCGTCGACCATCATGTTCGGGTCCGGCATCAAGCCGCGCGCGAACGCCGGCCTGACGATCCCGGATGCAGGGGCGAGGCCTATCATTCGATCGCGTCCTCGACCTGAACCGCCAGCTTCTCGTCGAACGCGTGCACCAGGCTTTCGAGCAACGCGCGGTGCTCGCGATCGATGATGGCCTCGCATGCATCGGCGCTGGCTAGCGACGCAACGTCGGCGGCAATACGCCGCGCGCAGTTCATCAGCCCATCGCGCAAAGCGCGTGCCGCCTCGAACACGGCCGAGTCGACTTCGCTCTTGACCAGGTACAGGCCGGCCAGCTCGGCCAGTTTGATTTCGGCGGTTGCCGCCTCCGCCGCCTCCCGCCGCGCCCGGCTGGAATCATAGCCCGGGACCTTGGCTGGCGGTTCCGTACCTCCGGGACCTCCCGCACCCGCCACGCCCGAAGGCGGCACCCCGTTTGCCAGGGAGTCAGGGCGGTTGCCGTTCGCGCGCTGGCGGGTGTTGCGACGGTACAGGTGCGTCGCATATTCGGTGTCGACCTTGCCGTCGGTAACTGGGATCTCGCAGCGCTTCACTGCTTCGTATCCAGACTGGCGGGAGATTCCTATCGAGGTGGCCCACTCGGCAATGGTTGTCAGGTTCGGCATGTGTTTCGGTACGTTGTCAGGATGTTTGTCAGGAAATGTTTTCGGGTTCCGCTAGT